GATCAGCAAAATTTCCTTTTCCAGTTTTTACAAAATTTGATAATGCATTATCCATATTGGATGTGACTGCATTCATTGAATTTTGTGCAATATTTGCTGAATTTGTTGCACTTGTGGCATAGTTTTTAAAAGCAGTATTCCAGCCAACACTAAATGAATTTTGCGCATCAACCGCAGATTCTTTTAAATCAATTTGAGTTTGACCCAATTCGTTTTGTTGTTGAATGTGCTTTTCAATTTGTGTATCTGACAATCCAGATTTTTTCCCTTGTACTTGAAATTCTTTTAATTTTTGTTGCAAATCATACTGTTCAAGCAAATAATTCTTTTCTTGAGGCAATAGCATGACCAATGAATTTTCATATTGCAATCGATCATTTGCCAACTTAGCTAATCTTTCTTGATTTTCTATTTCTGTAATGGCAGCGCCAGCCCGAACAATTGCTGCCTGTCCCAATGCTTTGTTTGCTGAATATTGTTCAGCCTCAATTTGTTCAAAAGTTTTATCAGCATTGATTTGCTGCAGCATAAATTTATATTCTGCCAATGCTTGTGTGTTTCTTTTTATATTGTTGCTTTGTTCGGTTGCACGTCTTATTTCAACATCTGCTGAATCATTAATTGCAGCTTTTAATGCATCAGTCCCAAGTTTATTTTTTTCTAATTCTTGATTTCTTTTTGCATTAATTGTCAATATTTTTTCTTCAAGAGCAATATCTTGAATTTGATTTTTTAAATACCATCCACCATTGGTGATTTGTTGCAATTGAAGACTTTCTCTTTGCTGATCCAAAGCCAACAATTGATTTGTTAATTGCAAAGCAATTTGTTTTGCTTGGGCTTCTTTTGAAACATTATCAACAATTTTTTCTGATGATTTTTCTCTTGCTTCATCTGCAGGCTGGGATGTGGTTTTTACATTGGTTTCTTGTTTTGGTTTAGATTCAGAAATTGATGATGTAAATGCGGCAATGCCACCAGCCAATGCCAAACCCTTAATAATTAACCCAATTGGTGTTGTGCCACCAGCAGTCAAATTAAAAATAGCAGCTGCAGTTTCAGCTTCTTTAATTGCCGTTGCAACTTCAATAAAAGCAGCAGAAAATTTTAAAATACTAGAAATTGCAGTTGCAGCAACTAAACCCTCAATGATTGCTTTGAAAGTTTCAATTTGTGTGACACCAACATCAGAAAATGGAGCAATTACATTTGCAAAAGCAATTTTTAAGTTTTCAAGATTTTCTTTTAAAGTATCACCAAGTTTTGTCAGTTTTTCTAAACTTTCCGCATATTTATCATTTTTTTGTGTGCCTTCATCCAATGCTCTTTTAATATCTTCTAAAGTTGCACCAATTCCAGCTTTACCTAATAAGTCTTTTACTGCTTTGATTCTTTCATAAGTATCACCAATATTAGATAATCCACTTGCAACTCTTTTTATTGCCTCATATGGAGTTAAGTTTTGTAATTCACTAAATGAAATACCTATTCTTTCAAAACTTGCAATTGCAGCATCATTGCCTTCTTTTGCACTTTCAATTTTTGAGAATAGTGTAGAAAGTATTTTTGATGCACCATCAGCATTCACACCAGCTTCTAAAAGTGCTTGCCTAAAAGTAAGTGTTTGAGAAATAGATAAATCATAACTTTTTGAAAGATGCTCAAGAGTTTCAGACAATTCAATGGTTTGATCGATTAATGTTGTCAGTCCAACTAACCCAACTACATCACCAAACTTTTCCCAAACTTCAGAAACCTTTTTGACGCCTTCCCCCAGATCATTAAATGATGCCTGTAATTCTTTGGCTTGTTGTTTTGCTTGCGCAGTGGCTTTGTCCCACTCTACAGTGACAAGTCCTAACTTAACTGATAGTGAGCCAATAACTGCCATTTTTAACTGCCTTTCTTTGCATCTATTTTATCAAGTGCATTGGTGATTGCCCATCCCAATCTTGATAAAACTTTATCATAGTTGTTTTCAATTGCTGGTCTTAAAAATGGGTGTGCTGCATTATGTGCATTTCCAAATTCTTGAGATACTGCAACTGGCCGCATATTTGCCCAATATGCTTGGAGTTTGCCTTTTTTATTTAAAACAAACTTTTGAATTGAATCTTCTCTGATTGGGCTTACCGAAACCCTTACCATGTAAGATTCGCCTTGATAAGTTGTGCTGGCTTTGTCTCTGGCTTGTGGCCTGTGTGCTTTTACATAAATATGCTTAAATAATTCATAAGTGTCTTTTGGAGCAAATGTTCTTGCATCTTCAAAAACTGGCTCAAAAGCATAAAGCAATGCATTTTTCCAAATCCGATCAGTTTTGGTTTTTCCTATTTCATCGGCCAATTGATCCATTTCGGCAAATAACTCTTTGAAACCCTCAACTTCAAAAGTGACGTTCATTTTTTAAACTTCTCCATTGAAAAGCCTTGGGCTTGTGTCATAAAAGTTAATAATGCATCGCTGACACCAGAATCCTTTTGATTTGGGTCTTTTTGATATTCTACTATCCAAGGGAAAATTTGGTCAGCTTTATATGCAGAACTTTTTGCTGGGTCCCGAATATAGTTAAAAATGGCCACAGTTAATGGGGTAAGTGCATCATATATTGCTTTATTCCCCAATAAACCATCCGCATACATTACCGAAATATCAGTAAATGTTTCCTCATCTATATCATCAACTGTATCTGGATGATGGCCATTAAAAATTAATGCAGCTTTAACTTGCCGTCTTAATGACGATCTCAGTTTTTTTTTGTATCTTGATAGTTTGGTCTAATTGCTTTGTCAATTTGTGCAATGATTTCTTTAATTGCATTCTCTGGGAATTCTTCAATAATTTCATCAAAACTCTCAGTAATTGGCTCGCCAGTCACACTTTGCAATAATTTGAAATATTCTTCAACTTGGATTTGCCAGCTGGCCTGTAATTGGGCAATATTGCGAACTGAAGTGCCAGCGACAAAAACATCATTGTCGGTTATCTTTATTTCACTTTCTTCAGTATTTAATGCTTTAACAAACTCTGGACTTACATTCTCAATGCTTTTTCTCAATGGATTTGAAAGTGCTTGATATAGGGTTTCTACCAGTTCTTCGTTTGGATTTCTCACTTTTTCAGTGATTTGCTCCATTTCCCGTTTTACTGGTACTCTTACTTTGAGATTAAATTCACCATCATTGACTTGGATAGTAATGGTTTTTAATTTGATGGCAGTGCGAACTGATTCATAGTTGCTGCCTAATTTTGATGCAATGCTCATATTAATTCAACTTTCCAATAATTATTTTTTTAAAAATAAAAGAATTGAGTTGAATCACATAATCGACCACTTCCTCTGGGGTCATTACGTTTGCATGATTTTTGGCAATGTCAAAGGCCAAATTGATGCCAGTTATTTTTTGTTGGGAAAAGCCAAACCAGTCTTTTTTTCCAGACTCGGCTTGGCTTACCAAATAACTTAAAAGATCATTATTGTTTTGTATTATTGTCATTTTGTTTTATTCTGTGTGAGTTTCTTCTATTGGTGCAGCTGGCAAATCAACAATGATTGGCCGAAATGGATCATCTCCATTGGCCAGGCATTTTGCAATTGCCTCATCAAGTGTTTCCACTTGATAAGTTTTACCATTGGCAAATTGAACTGCAATCATTATGTGTTGTTGGACCAGCCATACTGGTTGCCCCTGGGGTGAATTGTGAATTTGCATTTGGATTCTGCATTGGGGGCTGGATCAACTGTAAATTCAGAAACACGACCAGTGAAAGCATAAGCCACTGTATTTGCACCTGATGTGGCAGCAATTACAAAAGTGCGATCAATAATGCCTGAATATGCATCAGCTCTGATCAACAAAAGGCCAGCATCAGCTGGATTCCAAGCTGCAGTGATGGTCAATGATGTGGGCTTCGATTGTGTTGGGATAACGTCTGATTGGCGTGATCCAGCAACATAAAAGTTTGCTGATGCATCATCTTGGCCAAATGATGGAATAGCCTCGACATTGAGCTGCTCACCAGTTGAGCCAGTGCCGTTGGCTGCAGTGCCAACAATACTAGCAACTTCACCTGTCCATGTGGACAATTGAGTCAAT